GGTCGCTTCACCATAACGGTCGAATATCGTACCGTTGAAAATGACGTTGAAACTGCCGCATAGGAGACAAACCGATGGCAACTTTTAAAGGCAACGATGGTGTCGTTCTTATCGGCACAGACGCTATGGCTGAAGTAATCAGCTTTTCTGTAGACGAAACCGCAGACACCATTGAAGATACAGCAATGGGTGACACTGCTAAATCATACAAAGCATCATTCACCGATTTCAGCGGAACCGTTGAGACATATTTCGATGATACTGATACCGCGCAAAATAACTGCACAGCCGGTGATAGCATCACACTGAATTTGCAGATGGAAGGTAACACAACTGGCGACCACAAGCTGACTGGTTCAGCTATTGTCACAAGCCGGTCAATCGGTGTAACGTCTGACGGTATCGTGACCGCTACATACAGCTTCCAAGGCAGCGGCGGTCTGACTGAAACAACTGTATCATAAGGGGTAAATAATGGGCTTGGGAGAACAGATCGCAGCGCGGCGTGCGTTGCAGCGTAAACAGATCGAAGTTGTAGAGTGGGGCGAAGATGGCAATGCGTTGATCATATACTGTGGCCCTATTACCGCCGGAGACATCGACAAGCTACAGAGGAAGCATAAAGATTTTCTCAACAATATGACGATCACTGGTATGATTGATCTGATTATTGCAAAAGCTGAAGATGCTGATGGCAAGCGTCTATTCACACTTGAAGATAAGATGTATCTTATGCGTGAAAGTGTGACACTGATCAGTGACATTGCTGGTAAGATGTTTGGCGATGTTGATACAGTTGAGGACGCTGAAAAAAACTAAAGCAAGATCCGCTGCGGCTAAATATGATGGCTCTAGCGGATCGCTTGCACAAGACACAAGGCGAGATCGAAGAATTAACGCTGAGTGAATTAAACGAATGGTTTGCGTATTATAAGGTGATAGACGATGGCCGATCAAAATCTTAGATTTACCATATCGGCCATTGATAAGACGCAACGTGCATTTGGCAAAGTTGCCGCTGGACTAGGCCGCGTCAAGAAATCAATAATGAGTGTGCAAGGCGCACTTGTGGCACTTGGCGCGGGTGCCGGTCTGAAGATTATGGCCGGTCAAATAGACGATCTTGCAAAAGCGTCAAGCCGTTTAGGTTTGACCGTCAACGAACTGCAATCATTACAATTTGCCGCCAGCCAGACAGGTGCGTCAGCCGAAGAACTTGAAAAAGGTCTGACACGCTTCAACCGGTCTATATCTGAAGCCAGCACTGGCATCGGCACTGGTTTGCGGTCATTTGAAGCGTTAGGCATTACTGTAACTGATGCCGCTGGCAATCTGCGACCGACAAATGAATTGTTGATGACGGTGGCTGATAGATTGCAAGAAATCGAAAGCCCCGCTGATCGCGTGCGTATTGCATTCGACCTATTTGGCCGGTCTGGTGTCAACTTAATCAACACATTGCAAAACGGTAGCGCGGAGGTAAACAATCTGCGTGATCAGTTTAATGCGGTCACAATAGAATTGACAGGGCCACAAGCCGCCGCAGTAGAAGAAGCCAATGATCGTTTCGATAAGTTAGGGCAGGTTTTAACATCAATCGGCAATCAAGTTACAGCCGTAATGATGCCAGCTTTGGCAAAAGTGTCTGAATTTATCATTGTTAATCTGCTAAAAGCTATCAGCGCGGCGATTGGCAAACTGCGTGAATTTCTTAATAGCATTGTCGATCTGGCCAAGACCGTTGGCGTTGAGATGGACAAATTTACATTTGGCGAAGCGTTAGAAAAAGATATTGATCGCATTGTGTTCAATATGGAAAACGCTGGCAAAGCTGTGATGGACGCTGATGGCAATATTAAAGCGGCAAGTGTTACTATCAATCAAGCAAACAAGCCGATCCAAAATCTTGCAAACGGTTTCCAACGGGTTCAAGCAAGTGCAACCGGCGTTTCATTTACTGTCAACAAATCCAAAACAGGTTTGCAACAATATGCCGAAGCTGCACGCAATGCGTCACAGCAGTTGGACAATATGGCAGTGCGCGGCTTAAACCGGCTAGAAGATAGTTTGCTTGGTGTAATGCAAGGCACGATGTCGGCTAAAGATGCGTTTAAAAGTATGGCAGCCAGCATCATCAGCGATTTGATGCGTATGGCCATCCAACAACAAATCACAAGTGCGATTGCTGGTGGTATCGGTGGACTGTTTGGCGGCTTATTTGGCGGCGGTGGCGGCATCAGCGGCGGGGCTGGCACTGCTGGTGTTTATTATCCGGCACCGCGTGCTATGGGTGGGCCGGTAACAAAGAATACGCCTTATATGGTCGGCGAACGTGGCCGCGAACTGTTTGTGCCTAATCAGTCTGGCAGCATCGTGCCAAATAATCAGCTTGGCGGCGGTGTCACAATCAATCAAAACATCAATGTATCGACCGGCGTGCAGCAAACGGTGCGTGCCGAAATGACCAATATGTTGCCGCAAATCGCACAAGCAGCGAAAGGCGCGGTATTGGATGCAAAGCGGCGCGGTGGATCATTTAGCGCGGCATTTGGGGTGTAATTATGGCGATCACTTATCCATTATCGATGCCGACAAATACAAACGTAGCAACGGTCAGTCTGATAGCATCAAACACAGTTGGCATCACCACATCACCATATAACTATAAACTGACGGTTTATAAGCATCAGGGTCAGCGTTGGGAAGCTGACATAAACCTGCCGCTGATGAAACGCGCAGATGCTGAAGAATGGATAACATTTTTTATGAAGCAATATGGCGGATTTGGCACGTTCTTGCTTGGCGATCCGAACGCGGCTACACCACGCGGCAGTGCTGCTACAACGGCTGGCACGCCGGTTGTGAACGGTGCAAGCCAGACAGGTGATGAACTGGCCATAGACGGGCTTCCTGCATCAGCTACGGGCTATCTAAAGGCGGGTGATTATATCCAGCTAGGCAGTAGCGGCACCGCACAGCTTTACAAAGTGCTTGATGATGTCAATAGCAACGCATCTGGCGAAGCTACGTTGACGATTTGGCCTGATCTACGGTCGTCACCGGCTGATGGCGCAACCGTTGTCGTCACTGATGCAAAAGGCGTTTTCCGGCTATCAACACCCACGCACAACTGGAATATTGACACAGCCGGTTTCTATTCAATGGCATTCGGTGCAGTTGAGGCGTTATAAATGGCGAGATCGATTGGCAGTAACTTTGAAGCTGAATTGGCGGCTGGCGAGGTTCAGCCGTTTTTTGCTGTGCGTATGGATTTCGATGGCGGTCTTGTCACGGTCTGGAATGGCTACGGTGACATCACGATTGACAGTGAAACATATGTTGGATCTGCCAGCTATCTAAATTTAAGCGAAATCGCAGAAACCAGCCAAGTGCAAGCCAATGGCGTCAATATTACGTTATCTGGCTTGGATAGCAGTTTGGTGTCTGCCGCATTGTCAGAAAACTATCAAGGCAGATCGTTAAAGATATTTTTTGGTTTTTTAAATAATAGCGGTGCGATCATAGATACGCCATACACGATATTCAGCGGTCGTATGGATGTAATGACCATCGAAGATGCTGGCGCAACAGCTAATATCAATGTTACCGCAGAAAGCAGATTGATTGATTTAGATCGCAGCCGGACTAGACGCTACACAAGCGAAGATCAAAAAATCGATTATCCAAGCGACAAGGGTTTGGAAATGGTCGCCAGCTTGCAAGATAAGCAGATCACTTGGGGCAGTTAAATGGGCTTTTTTAAAAGTTTTATAAAACAAATAACTAATCCCGTTACACTGATCACTGCGGCGGCAACAGTTGGTTTGACCTATGCAACAGGCGGCACAATCCTTGGGTTGACTGCATTGCAAGCATTTGGCGTTTCTGCGGCGGCAACAGCCGCGCTGAGTGTTGCCAGCCAAGCACTAGCACCAAAGCCAGAAATACCAAGTTATTCATATTCACTTGGCGATTTTCAATCAAATGGCGTTAAGCGCACACAAAACATCAAACAGCCAGTGCAGCCACGCAATGTTATTTATGGCACTGTGCGCGTAGGCGGCACCATTGTGTTTATCGAAACCACAAATGATGACAAGTTTCTGCATATGGTTCTGGCGGTGGCGGCGCACGAAATTGAAAGCCACGGCAGAATATATTTAAATGAAAAGTTTGTATCTGCACCATCTGCCGGTGAAACGCTTGGCGCGGTCATTACGGCCCCATATAACGGGCAGAAAGTTTATATAGCTAAAAAGACCGGCACAACAACGCAGACCGCATATTCCGATCTTGTGTCTGCAAGCAGCAAATGGACAAGCAACCATCGGCTGCAAGGTATTGCGTCAGTCTATGTCAGATTTGAATATGACCGCGATGTGTTTCCGACCGGTTTACCAAATGTGTCAATGCAAGTATCCGGCAAAAAACTGTATGACCCGCGTGATGGCACGACCGCGTTTTCATCAAATCCCGCGCTGGCAATACGCGATTATCTGACTAATGACACATATGGGTTTGGTGCGGATAGCACAGAAATCGATGATGATAGCTTTGAAACTGCGGCTGATATATGTGATGAACAAGTGACATTAGCCGGTGGTGGCACACAAAACCGCTATGAAGTACACGGCAGCTTCAACACCAATCAAAGCCCAAAACAGGTATTAGAACAGCTTTTGACTAGCTGCGGCGGCACTATTCATTTTTCAAACGGCAAGTTTCATTTGAAAGTGGCAAAATATGTCACGCCAACAATCACACTGACTGAAGATGATTTGCGCGGCCCTATTTCACTGCAAACCCGCCGAAGCGCACGCGACAACTATAACGCTGTAAAAGGCGTGTTTGCACCGGCATCAACAAGTGCGGATGGCCGGTTTTACACGCCAACCGATTATCCTGCATATGTGTCAAGCGCGTTTGTGACTGAGGATGGCGGCGAAACCAAGTTTTTAGATTATGATCTGCCATTCACTACTGATCCGGCTATGGCGCAGCGTCTTGCAAAGATTGCGCTTTTCCGCAACCGGCAGCAGATCACAATGACAATGCCTTGCACAATCAAAGCATTTAAGTTGGATGTCGGTGATACTGTGATGGTGACAAATGACCGGCTTGGCTTTAGCAGCAAAGTGTTTGAGGTGTCAGAATGGTCGCTGGCGGTCGATGTTGGTGCAAATGAACAGCCGATCATTGGTGTAAATTTGACATTGCGTGAATTAAATAGCGCAGTATTTGATTGGAGTGCCGAAGAACAGACATTTGCATTCGACAATACAAATCTGCCAGACCCGTTCACATTGCCTGCGCCTACGGTGACAACAACTGAAGATATTGATCTGGTTAATCAGCAGCCGGTGTCAGTCATAACAGTCAGCGCATCAAGCACAAATCCACTGACGGTCAATTTTGAGGCAGAATATAAGGAAAGCACTGATAGCACTTATATATCTGTAGGCTATTCATCCAGTGGCATATTTACCATACCGAATGTGAAGGTCGGCACGCTTTACGATATTCGCGTGCGCGGTATTGGCACACTGGCAAGATCACCATTTACTGATGTCATCCATACAGTCACCGGCAAGGCGTCTGATCCATCAGATGTCACTAATTTTAGTGTCAACATAAATGGGCAGCTTGCAGATTTGATATGGACGCCGGTGACAGACGCAGATTTGTCGCATTACATCATCAGACATTCACCGCTAACAACTGGCGCAACATACAACAACACCCGCGCTTTGATCAAAAAGGTGTCAAGACCGGCAAACACCGCAATAGTACCGGCATTGACTGGCACATATTTTATCAAGGCGGTTGACAAGTTTGGCAGAACATCAACAAACGCGGCAAGCAGTGTTGCACTTGTGGATGCCATAGCTGGCTTCAACTTTGTTGATGAAGTAGTTGAACAGACTGCATTTGCTGGGACAAAAACAGATGTGGTCGTGGTTGATAATAAATTGCAGCTAGACACTAGCATTTTGTTTGACAGTGCAACAGGCGATTTTGATGACGCTACTGGCTTGTTTGATGGCGGTGGCGGTTTTGTTGCATCATCTGGCACCTATGATTTTGCAAATTATATCGATCTGACTGCCACATACACAGGCACAGTAAACACGAACATTAAAACCACACAGCTATCGCAACACGGTGGCACGCCAACCAGCGGCGCGACAGATGTTG